AAATCATACAGTTGAAAAGATTTGCCCTACTTGCAAAAAGGCTTTCTCTTCCTTTTTGAGTCTCAATAAAATCTATTGTTCTTTGACTTGCTATCATCAGGGAGGCAATAAGCATTGCAGGCCAGAGAATAAACTTACAAAAAAGTGTGACTATTGCGGAAAGGACGTTACTCGCCCAGCCAGTAATTTCCATGCTGAAAAAACCTTTTGTGATTACGCTTGTATGGCTAAGTGGCAGTCCTGTAATATCCGTCAAGAAAATCATCCCCGATGGACCGGTGGCCGGAGAAACACAAGAGGCTGTGGATGGAGGGTGGCAAGGGATGAGGCAAGGCGTCTCGCAAAAGGCCGATGCAAAATGTGTCATGTTAAGGCTAATACCGTTCATCATAAAATCCCCGTAAGGTGTTTCAAGTCTCCGTCCGATGCTCACAGCCAATCAAACTTAATTGTCCTGTGTCCCTCATGTCACCCGAAGATGGAGAAGATTTTTCGGGAGACGATGCCCCTTCTTGATTTGATCCAGTGGAAAAATCAAAACAATTCTGTCTAAGTCTTTCTACTGCGATCCGGCAATAATCCTCGCAAATCTCTATTCCGATTGCTTTTCTTCCGAGTTGCTTGGCGGCCACTAGGGCAGTGCCTGTTCCGCAAAATGGGTCGCATAAGGATTCCGTAGAGAGCAATTCGGCGGCCCGGGACATGATTGGATAAGGGGTGTAACCGGGATGGTCATAGGTTTCTTCTCGAAAAAAATAGCCCTCACCCTTTAGTCGAATATCATCCCACAAATCCTTTTCCGGCCGGGACGGCTTACCAATAGATAATGCAATTTCAAACTGATCAGACCATCCTCCCCGGTATGGGCCCATGGCTCCGCGCCGAATAACAACCAAATGAGAATTCGGCAAAATCTTAAAAAAGAAGGGAACTTGATAGCGGGGGGCAACCCAAAATTGATTTTTCGCCCGGGCCCGGGAGAGCAACGCAACTTCAGACATAAATTCCTGATAATCTTCTTCAGAGAGATTGTCCTTAAACGTACCGTAATCCTTTCCAGCATTATACGGCGGGTCAGTCAGCACCAAGTCAACAGGCTCAAGGTGCGGCAGGATGTCACGGCAATCGCCGTGGTAAATCGTTATGCCAGCGTGGTCATAATAAGGTGTCAAGGGTCGCCTCATTCAGTAATTGCGGGGGCCGGATTGGGTGCCTTATTCCGGCTTTTGGTGTCCACGTTCGACTACTCACCCTCACGCTTACGCGCCCCGCGTTTTGTGGCCGTGGCCGGGGACCAATCCGGCTTGGTTTTGTTTCGGTGTCGGACTGTACAGGTCTGCCAACGCTTGTGCGAAGGCACGGCACCAATCGGACCCTTACCGATTACCAGGGTTCCACGGCCATTATTTATCCCTCCCGTCGCTCTGCCGGATCTGCCGACGAATTTGTACCGCTAACCGCCTCTGCACGTTTAATCGCGGCCAGTTATGCTGCGCCGCCCGACCCCGATGCGGGATAAGGAACAACCCATTGCGGCTGATCCTGTACCGTCACCCATCCCGTCCCGCCGCAACCATGACAGGTCGTCGGATATTTTTGACCCCCAGTAGATTCATGCTGGCCCCAATCATCCATTTTGACAGTCCCTTTTCCGAGGCATACAGGGCACCTTTCAGCGTGACTCATTCTCCCCTCCATTAATCGGCCTGAAAATCGTTTCCATTCCTCGTATCCTTGCCGCCCGCCTGATGCACAAAACGGCCAATATAATTTCTATGATCCGCTGCATCGCTGCCTCCTAAGCCCGGCTTTCCCTCTCGGTAGGCGCCGGGAGCCTTCGGGGAGTTTAGCCCCAGGTCGGGCAGCCCGCACGTTTCGCGCAGGCGTCACAGTACGATTTGGGCGGTGTCATGTCGGTCTTTTCGGGGCAGGGTCCGGGGGCGTATTCTTCGGGAGCCCCTTCCGGTGCGGCCGTCGCGGCCGTGATCACGTCGCCCCCCTTAGCCTTCTGCTGCCGGAGCTTGTCCTTGAGCCCGGTCGCGCCCGTGGGCTGGTCCGCCTTTTCGTCGGCCTCGAACCAATCGGCCGGGGCGCTCATGCCGTCTTTCAGGCTGTTGTAGATCTTGCGGAGATTTACCAACTGCGCCGGCGTGATCGTGTCGAGGCGGCGCTGGATGCGCTTCTCGATCTGATCCTTCGTGACAGAGAATTTCTCGAACGCCTCGATCAGTTTTTTCAAAGCCTCCGGGGACGTGTCCGCCTTTGCCTTTAGGGTCTGCTCACATTGCCCCACGGCCGCCTCGATGACATCGCCGGGGATGATTGCCAGGATCGCCGCCCGAAGCCTTCTCGCCCCCTGGTTGGCGGTCAGCTCGTAAATGTCCCGGGGGTCCTCCAGGCGATAGCTGCCCTTCTTCGTGTGCCGTTCGTGCTTCACCTGGAAGGTCTTGACGTGCCGGGTGTTGTTCTCCAAATCCCACGCGAACGCCTCGACGGTGCTTTCCCCGTTGCGCTGCTCCAGTTCGCGGATTCCGAATTGAAGGTTCTGCCAGTTCTGCGCGATGGCCTCCGCCAGGCGGATTGATGGGCCGGTGATCTCCGTCCCGCCCCGCGAGTAGGAATAAAGGGCCTGTTCCGCCAGGCCAGGGCGCTGGCAGGCGACCGTGATCTTGTCCAGGGCCTCGATCTGATTCCGGGGGAATTTCTTTGCCAGGACAATTGCGCCTTGAACCTCGGCCAGGGCGCGTTCCTGCTCTACGGCCACCATCGCCTGGTTCACGCTCGGCCTTGTGGCCACAGGCGCATCGTTGTAAATTGCGGGTGTCTCCATGATTCTCCTCCTATCCTTTCAAAAGGAACCGCCTCGCGGGTTCCGCCTGTTTGAGATACTGTTGATAGATTTCCGGGCGCTCCCGCTCCAGGGCCTTCGCGTCGAGCATTTTCCTCCCGTTGGAAAGCCGATAGGTTAGGAGCGTGTTGCCGGTCGCATCTACGAGCGTGTCCCCGGCGTCCCCCAGGGCGATGATCAGCCGCCCCTTGATCTCCTCCTCCTGCGCCTCCAGAGTCGCCTTGCTGTCACGGAGCGACCGCAGGTCGATAACGGCATCGAGGAGTCCCGAGGAGGCAACCACGGCCCCTTTTGCGGGGCTACGGCCGAATCTCGCTACGGCGTCTGAGTAGCACACCGCGTCGGGCGGGTTCCCCTCGACGACCCGCTTCCAGAATGTGGCGCAGGCTTCGATGATCATTTCCTGTAGTTCGCGGTCGGATGGCACCTCGTAAAGTTCGGGGCTCCCGCCTGCGATGCTCACCGGGACGTCCGCCACCTCAAAGCCGGTGACGACCATGTAATGCTCGACCTGAACCCGGTAATAATCGGGGATCTCGTCCGTCCCCGGCTCACCCCATCCCTTCGCGCTCCGGGCCGTCTTGATCTCGACGACGCGGCGGTCGTCCGTGAAACCGTCCAGGGACGCCAGCATAAAGGGATACTTGGAATGCGTGATGATCTTGTCGGGGACGCGCACGGCACGGCCTGTCTGATCGCTGTACCATTGGCGGATTGCAGGCTCCATGCGCTTTCCCCAATCTGTCCTTTCATTCCCCTGCCAGTCCTTCACCTCCTTTCGCTTTTCTTGATAAACCTGATAGGCCGTCTTCCAGGGAGACAGCCCCATGATGGCGGCTACGTCGCTGCCGCCCACGCCCTTTCTCCGCTCCTCCAGCCATTGCGGACCGTCCATCGCTCACTCCCCCTTCTTCTGATACTTCGGTTTCCTGATAGGGTTCTTGCTGACGTGGAACCTTGAAAAATCCCACACGATGACAAATTCCCACTTCCAGATTTTGATTCGCTTCATCCACTCACCTCCATCCCGCAGCACAGCCGCGCCAATGCGTTGACCTGCCCCCATTGCCGCCACCTCGCGAACAGGCGGACAAGGTGCTCCCGCCGCTCCTTCCGCGCCTTGGCCCTCTCCGCATCTATGATGTCCGCCCACCGTTCCCGGCAGCGGGGGTCACAGATGCGGTCCATGTCGCGTGTGCAGTTTTCGTCGCATGGCATCATTTCGTTGCTCATGCCCACTCCTCCATTTGATCCAACCGAGACAGGAGGTATGATTGTATCGCAGCCTCGGCAGCATCCCCGGCAGCCCCGGCAGCAGCCCTGGCAGCCCAGGCATCCTCGGCAGCAGCCCAGGCAGCATCCCCGGCAGCCCAGGCAGCAGCCCTGGCAGCCCAGGCAGCAGCCCAGGCAGCATCCCCGGCAGCCCCGGCAGCAGCCCTGGCAGCCCAGGCAGCAGCCTCGGCAGCCCCGGCAGCAG